TGATTGGAGCCACTGCCGTTCCGTTGACGGTGGCGCCGGTCGGATCGGCCGAAGGCGACCGCACGTTCAGTTTCAAGACGGTCAACGGCACCTACACGCCCATTGGCGGGTCGGTGGGCGACATGCTGGAGTTCGAGATCGATGCCAAGGCTGCAGGGTCGGCCATGGTACAGGGCGGCATGGCCAAGTACGGGAGTGTGACCGCCAATGGCAACAGCACGGGGTGGCAGCGGGGAGCCATCGCGGCGTTGAAGAAGATGTACGGCATCCTGCACGTCACGACGTGGTCAGGACTCACCAACATCATCGTCATCGTCGAAAGTGACGACAATTCGGGATTCACCTCGGCCACCACCCGGATCACCTTCGATACGAAGACCGGGGTTGGATGGGACTGGAAGGAGTCCACACCTGGCGCCATCACGGACACGTACTGGCGAGCAAAGTGGACAGTCACGGGAAGCGGCAGCTGCACCATTTTCGTTGCACTGGGCGTGCAACCGTAGGGGAGGACAGATCCGATGGCCAACATGATGTTCTACAATGCGTACGTGATGATCAACTCGGTTGATCTGAGCGCGCACGTCCGGAGCGTGAAGCTGAATTACGAAGCGAACATGCTCGACGACACGATGATGGGCGACGCGACCAAGTCCAACAAGCCGGGGTTGAAGAACTGGTCCGTGGACATCGAATTCGAACAGGACTACGCGTCCGGTCAGGTGGACGCCACGCTGTTCCCGCTGGTTGGGGCGGCAGCGTTCGCCATCTCGTTCCGTCCGGACGCCGCGGTGCAGGGTTCCACGAACCCGACGTTCGCCGGGAACGCGGTGCTCGAGAACTACAATCCGATGGGTGGGTCCGTCGGCGAACTGCACATGACCAGCGTGACGTTCCGCTGCGCCGGGGCGCTGAGCCGGACGGCCACCTAAGTTCGAGTAGGCGGGCAAGGGCAAGGACCGTGGGTAATTCGGGTCGCTGGGGGGCCGGGTTCGTGGGGGATCCGGTCCCCATCGTTCACCGTTGCGTTCGCTCCTACCGAGCACCGAACGCGACTCTTTGAGTCAGGAGATTCCAATGGCCATCGTCGCAAAGGTTCCATTCACTCTGCTGAAGGACAAAGCCGTCGAAGACAAGAAGCGCTACTTCCGATTCGACATCAACGCCCTCGCCGATTTCGAACAGGAGGTCGGGATGGGCTTCGGGCAGCTGATGCAGATGAAAGCGGTGTTCGCGGCCACGCGGGCACTGCTGTGGGCCGGGCTGAAGCACGAAGACCGCACGCTCACCGTCCAGAAGACGGGCACGCTCATGCAAGGGTTTCTGACCGCCGGTGGGGGCATCGACGAATTGCTGGGCGCGGCCATGATGGCGGCGCAGGAACAAGGCGCGTTGGGCAAGCCACCGGCAGCAGAAGATGAGGGGGAGGACGGGGAGGGAAACGCGCCGACGACGCCGACGCCCCCCGCAACTGGCTCGAGCTCATCGGACGTTTAGAACTTCACGGCTACGGGTTGTTGGCGCTCACACCGTTTACATTTCGTCGATTGACCGTAGCTGAAGTGTTGGCTATGGTCACCGGGCGTTCGACACAACGGGATCTGCAGATCGAACGCGAAGCGCAATGGGTCGCGTCGCTGATGAACGCGACGGGAAACTTCTCAAAGAACCCGGTTACGACGGATCGATTACTCGGACGATCAGGGACGGCGTTGTCGGAAACCGAGCGCGAGAAACTCCGACAACGCGCTCTAGAAAAGCGAGCAGCCCGTGGCAGCAAATCTGGGTCAGTTGAACGTCTCCGTCGGAGTTGACTACTCCAGACTCACGCAAGGGTTGGGTCAAGCAGAGAGTCAACTTGAACGGGCTGGCACGCGCATGTACTTCATGGGGAACCGGATTGCGGCCGGATTCGGTCTCCCCATCGCCGGAGCCGCAGCGATTGTCGGCAAGTTTGGGATGGCCTTCGACCAGGCAATGACGGAGTCGTTGGCCATCATGGACGACGTCCTTCCAGAAATCAAGTCGAAGATGGAAGAGGTTGCCAAAACGGTGGCCTCGACCAGCAAGTTCTCTGCCGCCGAAGCTGCCAAAGCCTATTACTTCCTAGGGTCCGCCGGGATGACCGCCGCCGAGTCCATGGCGGCGTTACCCGTTGCCGCAAAGTTCGCGCAAGCGGGGGTCATGGATCTGGGAAAAGCCACTGAGTATCTGGCCACGGCACAGACCGCGCTGGGACTACGGATTCGAGACGACGCCTCTGCGAACATGGAACAAATGGCGCGAGTGGCCGACGTCCTCACGGAAGCCAACAACCGAGCCATGGGCACGGTAGAGGACTTCGCCAAAGCCCTCACGAACAAGGCGGCGGGCGCCATTCGGTTCTCGAACAAGTCCATTGAAGAAGGCGTGGCCGTACTCGCGGCCTACGCGGAACAGGGTCGCAAGGGGGCCGTGGCCGGCACGATGCTCTACATGTTCCTACGGGACGTGTCCCGCGCCGCCCTAGCGAACGAAGCCGCGTGGAAGAAACAGAAGATTGCGGTCTTCGACAGCAACGGCACCATGCGGAATGCCGCCGACATTGTCGAGGATCTCACGAAGGCGTTTGGCGGACTCAGCGACGAACAGAAACAGGCCGAGATGAAAACCCTCGGATTGCAACAGCGGTCGTTCCAGGCGGTACAGACTCTCCTGGGCATGGCCGACCGCATCCGTTTCTTCCAGGACGCCTTGGAGAAGGCGGGTGGCGCGACCGATCGGGTGTCCGAAAAACAGATGATGTCATTGGCGAATACCCTCGCCAAAGTCAAACACGCGTTCGAGATCGCCGCCATTGCCGTGTTCGAGGCATTCAAACCGGTCATCGAGAATACGCTGATTCCGTTGCTCAAATCCGCCGCTGAGAAATTGATGGAGTTTGGTCGGTGGCTTTCCACAACCTCTCCGGCTCTTCGGACGTGGGCGGTGGGTGTCGGATTGGCCGCGGTCGCACTGGGACCGTTCGTGACTCTGGTGGGGTCATTCCTGTTGACGATTCGCGCCTTTTCCACTCCGGTGGTTGCGTTGGTAGGACTGTTTGGTCGTCTCGCCACTAGTGCGGCGACGGCCTCTGCCGCCATGGCCGTCACCCGTGCTACGGCGGCGGGTAGTGTTGGCGGTGCGGTGGCTTCAGCGTTGACACCAACATTTGCCGGTAAAACGTCTGCCGCTATCTCGGCGATGGGCATCTATGGGTCGGCGGCGTCTGCTCCCGCGACGGCCATTGCGTCCGGAACGGGAGCGTTAACGCCGAGTGCCTTGTCGGCGATGGGCGCGTACGCCGGTCCGGCAGCAAAAGCCTCGGTATTGGCAACGGCGGGGGCTTGGGTTGCGCTTGGCGCTGCGGTGGTGGCGACGGGTGCGGCGCTCTACTACTTCACAAAGAAGAACGATGAATTGACGGCAGAGTGGGATGCCAATACAGCGGCGTTCAAAAAACATACGATAGGTTTGGAAACCGCCATCGCCATTTATGACGCCTTCCGTGGGCAAACCAATCTCACAAAATCTGACCAGTTCATGCTCCGGGTCGCCACCGAAGAACTCGCGAAAGCCTCGGGTCTCTCCACCGAAGCGTTCAACGCCGAAGCCGCGTCAAGCAATGTGCTTATTAACTCGCTTCGAGATCAGCTCGTCGCTCGAAAAGCCCTAGAGCTCGAAAAGACGGGTGCGGCAGCAAAGGACATTGCGGACGCGCAATCGGTGGTTGATCGACTGAAGGCCGAACGGAGTCGACTGGCGTCGGGTGGCAAGGTGCTCGAGGTCATTGACTTTCAAGGCACCCTTGGCTATGTCGATCTCAGTCCACAACAGCGGCAGAGTCAGGTGGCCAAACTTTCCACGCAGATCAAAGAAGCGGAGGGGCGGGTCACTCATCTCAAGTCGGTCTACGGTCTTAAGACCGGCGCTCGAATGGACAATATCCCGCTTTCGTTCAACAAGCCGAAGGGCGACGGCAAGAATGTCCTCACACCAGAAGAGCAAGCCGAGTTGGACGCGGCACGAGAGGCCCTCAATAAAGCTACCGAGTCGCGAGTGGCGGCAGGCGTGGCCCAATGGCGTGGCGAAGGTCCGAAGAATGCGTTGTCCGACCTGTTGTTGATGTGGCAACGGTTGACTCCCGCCGAGAAAGCCAACTCCGAAATCTTGGAACGGGTCTGGGAAGCGTATTCGAAGATCCGCGAACAACTGTCGCCCAGGGCCCTTCCGAAGGACATTGAAGCGGCGACCCGAAATTGGTGGGAACAGGCCGAGGTCACCAAATTCGTGAACGCCCAGGACAACGAATACATCTTCCAGATGCGCGGGGTGGACGAGGCAACAGAGAAACTGTTGCTGAAGATGCCCGACATCACGGCTGAGTACGACAAACTGAACGGCAAACTCGATCCCCGGTTCTTTGAGTCGAATGCCAACGCCTTTGACAAACTGTTGGCGGGCTACGCTCCACTCACTCCAGAGATTCAGAAAATCGTAGACGCGTACCAAGCTTGGAAGAACGCAGCCAGTAAGGCGGGCACGGCTAGTCAGGAGGCGTCTGACAAGGCCATGCAATCCATGGGAGACGCCTTGGCCGGTGTGACGGCGAAGAACGACGACCTGCTAATGCAGATCGGCGATCTGACGGGCACCACGGAAGATCAAATCTTTACGGGGGTCCATCGCGGGTCGGCCATGTTGAAGGTTCAACTGGACAAGACGTTCGTGGAGATGGTGGCTGGGTGGGAGAAAGTCAGTGATGCGGAAAAGGACACGTACACAGATCGTCTCGAACGTTTCGTGCAGTTTTCCGAAGAGACGTTGAAGAATCAGAAGAAGTACGACCAGTTGAAGATCGCCAGCAATTTGGGCGCGACGAACAAGATGCTTCGGAATCTCGAGAAGATGACCGAAGAGGAGCGTGACGCCTATAACAAACGGATGGGCGACCTCAAGGAAGAGATGGAGGAGTGGGCCAAGTGGGGCGATCTCATTGGTGCCACGGCTGAACTCGGTCGTACGTCCGGTGCGTCGTGGGCCGATGCACTCAGTCGCGTATCTACGGCGTTCTCTGGAGGGAGCAAGGCCGGGTTTGCATTCAAAACGGCGCAAGGCAATGACGAAGTCCTCGGCATGGCGACGGCGCTGGTTCAGGGTGCCATTTCCATGCACGTGGCGACCCAGGGGACGACGGATCCCGCACAGGCCATGCTTGGTGGGGCGATCAGTGGCGCGACCACGGGATGGTCTGTGGCTGGATGGCAAGGGGCGGCGGTTGGAGCAGCCGCAGGGATGGCCTACGGGTATATCCAAGCAGATCAGGCGAAGAAGAAAGAAGAACAACGTCAGCGGTACGAAGTCAGCGAAGGGTACAAAGACTATTACGTGGGATTGAGCCGGTCCGAACAAGAACTATTCTGGTTGTCCGGTGCGCAGAAGAAATACGACTTCATGGCCAATGGCGTCGAACAGGGTCTGCTGAGTACGGAAGCCTGGAACCGAGCCATCAAAGACATGTCGCTGATGATGAAGGCGCTTGCGGACCAGCAGGAGGCCTCGGGCGATTTGGTTGATGCCGTTGGTTTGCGTGTCAAGGCCATGGGGGATCTCACCAAGCTGACCCAGGTAGAGTTTGAAAGTCTGGGTGAGTACATCTCGGCGGCGTTTCTCACGGCCACCTATAGCGGTCTGAGTCTCTACGACGTCATCGCCGACCTGAGCGACGCGTTTGCCACGTTGCGGTCCGGGTTGGATAAGGGGTTCGGGACCACGGAAACGATTGGGAAGTTGCTGGGTTGGAACGATCTGATCAACAAGGCTCCCGCGGCGTTTGACGCATTGAACTCAATCGGTAAGATCTACGAAAGTCTGTCGCGATGGGGCGCGGTGGGCGGCCAGTGGGAATCGGCGATCGTGAAGGACGTGCTCGAGCAGATCAACAAGATTCGCGCCGAGGGTGGCGACCTGCAAACGATCATCGCACTGAACCAACCCCTGTTCCAGCGCATGTGGGAGTCGCAACAGAAAGGGATCACGTTGTGGGGCGGTCAGTCTATTGCACCGGGTACGGAGATGGGCGACATGCTCAAGAAGGCAGAAGAGTGGGGACTGGTCGGGAAGGAGCACATGGACATCGCCCAGAAACAACTGGATGTGCTCATTCAGATTCGCGACGGCTACAAACCAGGACAGTCAACGACACCCGTAACGCCACCTCCGGACTGGACCCCGCCCAAGGACCTCGGGAAGAGTACGAATCCGTGGGATCACTACTACGCGTGGTACATTGCGACGTATGGGAGACCGGCGGGAACCGGTACGGGTACCGGACCTGGATTTGCTCCACCTGGAGAAACCACCGTACCAAACCCGGACCTGGTGTTGGCGGCAGGGGGTATCGTCACTCGACCGTCGCGGGCCTGGATTGGAGAGGCGGGACCGGAGGCCGTGATTCCGTTGGACCGATTGGATCAGTATGCCGGAGTCAATCAACGAATCTCCATTCAATTGGGCGATGCCGTCATGGAGTACGTGGTGAAGGGTCTCCCGCGCGAGCTCGCGCTGCAGGGGCGGTAACCCATGGCCTGGAAGCTCACCATCAACGGAACGGACCAGACCGCCTACGTGCATCTGCCCAATCGAGTGCGGATGACGTTGAATTCCAATGAACGGTCTATGGCCCGGTTCACGTTGTTGGATCTGATTCCAACCCGGTTCCACGAAGTCGTCATCTACGACACGGACGGCACCACGCCCATCTTCGGGGGTGTGATTCAGGCGCGGTCCTTAATGGGTTTGGAAGAAGAGTCGGCGTCCGTATTGGTGCACCTGTCCTGTGCAGACTTCGGGTTGTACGCCGACTGGTGTTACGCCACGCAGAGCCACACCAGCGCGGTGTACTTGAAGGCGGTGTTGCAAGAGCTCATCACCGAGAACTTGGGACAGTACGGCATCACGTTGGCCACCATGGCGGACGGGCCGTTGTTGGACCCCTTCGAGTGGAAGAACTTTCGTGTGTCGGACGCCCTCCGCGAACTCACGACCCGCACGGGGTACGTGTTCGCGTTCAGTCCCACGAAGGTGTTGTCCATGGTGGCGCCTGGCACGGACGCCGCCCCTGAGACCATTACGGACGCGGACGCCAACTGCAAAAGTTTCGGGTGGGCCGACCCCACGGAAGTACCGCCAACGAAGATTCGGTTGATGTGCGGCCCATCCAGCGGGCAATACTACTACGAAGAGACGATCACCTGTAATGGGACCGATACGCATTGGCATCTCAAAGTGATGCCGTCGGCCGAATGGGGACCCGGTCCGTGGACCGTATTGCACAACGGACTCCACCACGACACCATTGGCGTGGGGGCCAGTTTCACCTGGGATTGGACCACCGGTACGCTGAGTCTGGGTACCCACGCCACCCCCGCCAATGGAGACACACTGAAGATCGAGTACTACGTCAACTACCCCTTCGAAATTGTTGAAGACTCTTTGGACACGCCTGTGGTGGAAATGTTGGCGTCAGCTGAGGGGGCGCTCACGTATACACAGGGTCTCGAGATTGCCCAAGGTATGCTGGCCCAGAACCACGAGGGTCGCGAGATCTCGGTTCTCTCCAGACTACCAGGGTGGCGTCCGGCGCAGAAGATTACCGTGGATCGAACCGATCGAAACGTGGACGCCTTTGCCTTAATCACGTCGGTTGAGATTGCACTGACCACGGACACGTATTGGGAGTATACCATCAAGGCCTTAGAAGGTACCACGTTCACCGAAACGTATCTGGACAAATGGCGGACGCTGACGGGCGGGGTGTCCAGTAGTTCGGGCACGTCCGTTACGGGTGGCAGTATCTCGCCGGGATCGGCCTACTTCCACGCGCACATTGGCGGATCCAGTTCTCGACTCATGAATGGGGAGAGTTGGGTTGAGATTGCCGAAGCGAAAACGTGTACCGCCCCGGCGTCCGGCGACTATACGTTCCGATTCGAAGCATGCACGGAGAATGCGGGTACGTCCATTACGGTTCGATTGTACGACGAAACGGCAGGTACCGTTGTCGCCTCCAGTACGTCGTCGGCGATCACAGCAACGACCTTTGCTGGAGGACGTACGGCGGTCACCGTGACGTTGGTCGCCGGGCACGTCTATTACGCACAATACCAGAATAGCAACGGAACGTACGGCACCCTGGTTCGACAAGCATCCTTGGAGGCCTAGGTATGTGGCGGTTTCTTCTTGCATTCGTTCTGACCGCGGCGACGGCGTTGGCCCAACCGCAAACCCAGGGTACGGTGCTGGCTGACAAACTTCGATTGTCGTCGGACGGGACGGCGGCGGCTCCGGCTATCACCTGGGCGAGCGACCCGAACATGGGGCTGTTCCGCAGCACGACCGATGTCCTGGCGCTGGTGACGGCGGGCGTGACGCGGGTGACGATTGACGCCAACGGCAACGTCGGGATCGGGACGACCGCACCCGCCTTCAAACTCGACGTGACTGGGGCGATCTACGCCTCCTCGCAAGTGGTGGCCGTCGCCACGTCGCCCTCAGCGAGCTACTCCGGGTGGTTCGGCCCGTCGGCCACGGGTGGCGGTGGCATCTATTCCTACAACGCCAGCATCCAGCAGGAGTCTGCGCCGTCGCTCTCCGGCGTGCAGTCGGCGGTCGTGGTTGTTAACGGCACCGCGAACACGGGCACGAACGAGACGATGGACAACACGTACGAGGCCGTGAAGTTCACCGTGGGCGCGGCTGACGTGGTGGTGCGGTCGGTGACCTTCAAGGTGAAGGAGTCTGCGGACATCACGAACACGACGAACTACTTGACCGCGAAGGTGTACACAGACAACGCCGGGGTCCCCGACACCGCCGTCACGACCGCCTGCACAGGCTTGACCCGCTACGGCACAATCACCGGCGCGTACGTCGAGCAGTGGATAGGTGGCTGTTCGTTCACGCTCACGGCAGGGACCGCATACTGGATCGTGTTCCAGCGGTCGGCCGCGCCGACCGGCGGGGACCTCCTGCTGGAGAGCGTGGCGAGCGGGACCGCGACACACGCCTATTCGTCCAATGGGTCGACTTGGACGACTGAGAACAACAAGACATTGTACTACTCGGTGACCGGTCGAACGGCTCCCGGCGTCTATGCGGTATCCACGAACAACTACGGGTTGCTTGGGACCAGCAGCACCAGCTTCGGTGTCTACGGCATGAGCATGTCGAGCATCGGGGTGATCGGGACCAGCACCAGTCACTACGGCGTACAGGCGACGTCCAATTACAGTATCGCGTTGCGAGCATCGTCAGTGGACAGTTATGCGGTCTACGCAACCAGCGACAATGGGGTGGCCGCCGCATTCGCTTCGACCAACAGCGTCCCGCTGAACGCGACGGCGAACCCCGCTACGGCGAACACACAGACGGAACTGGTTCAGTTGGTGAAGCTGACATCTGGAACCGCTGCGGCAGGTCTGGGCGGGTACATCACCTGGTACATCGAGAACAGCACGGCTGGCACAGCGGCAGCGGCACAGCAGAGTGCGCGGTGGACCGTGGCGACCGCCGGGGCCGAGACGAGCGCCCTGAGCTTCGGCACCCGCATCGCCGGGACCACGGCCACGCGCATGGAGATCGACGCGACCGGGGGCTGGTCGCCGTTCACGAACTGGGCCTACGACCTCGGCACCGACTCGCTGCGCTGGCGCTCGCTCTACGCCGCCGAGTTGAACGTGTGGCGGCTGGTGGCGAAGGACGTCATCGCCTCGGTCGGCGGGGAGATCTGGACCAGCGAGACTACGAAGCTATCGGCGGCGCTTGCCAGTGGCGCTGGCGACACCACGTTGACCGTCTACGACAACTTCCTGGAGGACGACGACTTTGTCATCCTCAAAGACCTGACCAACGTCGAAGTGCTGAAGGTGACGAGCGCGGCGGGCGGGAGCGCCGGTGTCTACACGTACAGTGTCGAGCGCGACAAGGACGGCTCGGGGCGCAACGCGTGGGTCGCAGGCGTGGCGGTCGTGTCCACGGGGAAGGCGGCGGGGGAGGGGTTCATCGCCCAGTATGCCGCCAGCGCGTCTGCCGACTTACTGACGCCGAATACACCCACGCTGGTCGGCCCGGCGCTCACAGGCGTCACGCGCACCGGGACGACGTGGAACAACTTGGACGTGCGGTGGGTCGTCGGGAACCTGAACGGGTCCTACGATATCGGCGCGAACAACCGCTACGGGATCGCCGCAGGGGATTACGCGGAGACGTGGTTCTCGATGGACGCCACGAACGGCTTCCGCATCATGCACGGCGCGACCGAGAAGGTCCATATTGACGGGACCGGCGCGGCCTCGTTCACGGGGGACATCACGGCGGCTGGTGGGACCCTCGGAGGGTGGACGGTCAGCACCACCGACCTCTACGCCGGGACTGGGGCCTCGCGAGTGCAGTTGTCCGTTGCGGGGCAGGCCACCTACCGGGCGACTGTACTCGCTGACAGCCCGGTATCGTACTGGACGTTTGGGGATGCAAACTACGGTTCTGGGTACGCCACCGACAGTTCGTCCTACCAATATGGATTGATTTGGCATACGCCGATGGGTCTTGATTGTTGTCAAACTGGGAACAACACACCGTACATGGGCACGGCGACTCATTGGGACGGCAACCTCATATACGCCTATTCGTTCACCGGTCACCAGACACAGTGGGACCTCGGTGATACGTTCACCGTCACGGGGTGGATTCAGCGGTCTACGCATGACGCGAAGCAGACTATTCTCGACATGGGGACAGGCGGAGCGCACGTCTACGTGTCAGCCGGGAACGTCCTCTATCTTCAGGTGCATGGAGGCAACGACATCGCCCATTCAGGGGCGGCACTTCCCGACGACGCCAACTGGCATCGCTTCGCCATAGTCCACAGCCCCGACAGTACGCTCATTTATATCGACGGGGGTGCCGAGAGCCACACGAACGACGCCAACTACACCGACAACTTTAGCAACCCTACGGGCAACCTATCGGTGGGGATGTACAACGACCTATCGAGCTACAAGTTCCACGGTTTGATGCAGCATCTCGCCATCTTCAGCACGGCGTTATCTTCAACCCGAATTGCCGCTCAGTGGACCGCCAGTTCCTCGACGGTCGCGGAAGGACAGGCGATTTGGGCAGGGGCCGAGACGTTTACTCTTGCCCCATTCAGCGTAACTACGGGTGGAGACTTCAAGGCGCTGAAGGGCACGCTGGGCGGGATGATCTTCAACAACATGACGATCCGGAACTCCGACAACACCTTCCACATCGACGCCGACGGTGAGATGGTGATCGGGGACGTGAACTTCTCGGTTGGCAGTCCGATCAACGTGACCACCTCCGACACGGGTGAGAACGTCTACCTTGTCGCCCTCGACAGCACCGCGAAGGTGTCACACTGGTGGAATAAGTCCACCGACCTCGGCGGCATCAGCATTGCCAGCAAGGGCACGTTCACGTTCGGGAACGGCATTCAGATTGGGTCGCCGTCTGGGGGCGATATCTCGAACAGCATCAACGTCACTGGCGGGTACTACGTCAACAATACCGCGCTGGTGTCTTTTCCTGGTGGTGGAACGAACGGCAATGTCACCTGTGTTGCCCCAGGAGAAACTACGGTTACTTTGAATTTTAGTAGCGAGGGATTCTTCACGGGAACGACGCCTGCTCCGGAACAGTTAGCAAAGGCATCGGCAACGACTTCCCAGCGGATTCTGTTCTTAGAGGCGATGATTACAGAACTTCAAGCGCGACTCGCGGCCCTCGAAACAGAAAGGAAACGATAATGAAACGACTGATGTTCGGGTTCCTCGTAGCCTTGCTATTGTCGGTGCCCTTGTTCGCACAGGGGATGACGATCTCGTTCACCATCGGGGAAGCGAAGTTGGAATTACTGACCGACGCGCTCGCCAACCGTGTGGCGGCCACTCCGATGCCAACGGACCAGGAGCGGCCCACGGTAGATGCCGCGTACGTCGAGGGGTGGGTGAAGGCCCGGTGCCGTGATTCGATTGATGAGGTCATTCGGGCGGCTGAACGGGAAGATGCTCGCCAGGGGGGTTCGCTGGATGTGTCCACGTTGACGCGAGCGCAACGGCTCCAAGTGAAGGCGCTGATTGCCTCATTCCAGAAGTGACGCCATGCGAACCTTTGAAGTGGACGTCCGTGCCGGAGTCGAGCCGCTGACGGTGACTGCTCGGCTGTTTACTACGGAATGGAAGACGTGGCGGTGGCTACTGAATGGCAGCATCCATCAGCCCATCGACGGCGTGGAACACACCTTCGTCCTCCCCGCAGGCACGCACACGATCAGCGTACGCGGGGTGAAAACAGACGGAACCGTGGAACAAGATGAGGCAGCGACGGTGCTAGTGGCGCGGACCACCACCGTGAACATGGCTATCGAGGTGTCTGCCGTAACTGGCCCCGCGCCCCTCGCCCTGACGGCACGATTGTTGACCGAAGACTTCGTGCAGTGGCGGTGGTTGTTGGACGGGTTGGTTCATCAACCGGGAGCGTCAGACCGCGAACACGGGTACGTCCTCGACCAACCCGGCACCTATCGCATTGGGCTGCGCGGTCAGGGCGTCGATGGGACGGTGGTGCAGCCGCCCGACACGGGATTGGAAGTTGTCGTGACCGTACTGCCGCAGGATGTGACGGTGCCTCCACCCCCACCTCCGGAACCACCTGCGGAACCGGCGGAAGCATTCTGGCGCATCTGCACCAGTGCCCCGATTTGCGAGTTTGAGGCAACCGGCATCACGACCCGAAAGTGGCGGGGCATTCGGGTCGAGGGCACCAACTACGACGACGTGCTGGCCCAGTGCCAGCAATACGGCTGGCGACCGTTGTGGATTCTCCATCGCGGCGAAGAACACACGGTTCCCGGCGGCATCGAGGTGGAGGTCGGCAACGAGTGCAACGCTGGGTGTGAGGGTGACCCGCCGTGGCCGAAACTCACGCCGGCTGAGTATGTCGCGTGGGTGAAAGAGGTCTGGGGTGTGCTGGAAGCGAAAGGCAACACGGTGTACGTGGGGGCGATCAACAACACCTCTCCCGGTGCCCTGGCGTGGCTGCGTGAAGTGCTGGCGGCATTGCCGCGTCATCCACGATTGCGCGTATCATTGCACCGATACGCCGACGCTGACCAAGATGTGACGACGCCGAAGAAGGGGCATCGGTCCATCGAGGAAGAAGACCGCGCCATTGTGTCGTGCGTGAATGGCCGGGGCTTCGGCATCAGCGAGGCTGGTCTGATCGACGCGACATACCGGGACTGGTCGTCGTGGAAATTCTTCGGGAAGAAACGCGTGCGACGGGCGTTCGACGGTCATCGGTGGCAAGCGGAACGGTTCCGTAAACTGGGAGCTGACTTCTACGTCGTCTACCAGATGCACGATGGGAATGGTCCAGGCTGGATCAATAACCTTGGGATCTTGCGGTTCGATGGGGTGACATGGAAGGACACGGCAAACCTGCCGCTGTAAGGGGGGACGATGACACGAAAGATGTGGACGCTGTTGCTGATCGGAGTCGCCATTGTTGTGGCGTTATGGCTGCTTACGACGTACGTCGGGGCGCAGGAGAAGCCGGTCGAGCCGGTGCTGACCGAGGTGCAGACGTTGAAGCTCCAGAACTTTGCGCTCCAGGGACAGACCATCCAGACGCAGATGGCGCTGCTCCAGGCGGCGATGCGCGAGGTCGAGCAGGGGCGTGAAGCACTCATCCAAGCGGTCGAGAAGGAGCACCCCGGTTGGGTGATGAACCGGCAGTCCATGAAGTGGGAGAAGGTTCCGGTCCTCGTGACGCCGAAGAAGTAGGTCCACCATGCCTGAACGCGACGATGAGATGTGTCATTGGCACGCAGAGGAGATCCGAGCGATGAAGGACTGTCAAGCCAAGCTGCTGGCCGATGATGCGTCTCAAGCGACCGCGCTCGGGATCATCAAGGTGCAGCTTGAGGGGTTGGCAGGTCGCGTGCCGTTGACGCTGGCTGAGAACATTGGCATCATCATGACGCAGATGAAGAATGTCGGGGAGGACGTGGGGGACCTGAAGCGGGCACTCTACACCGACTACCTGACCAAGTCGGAGTTCGAGGCCAAATTTGAGCCGGTGAAACGCCTGGTGTACGGGGCGGCAGGATTGATTCTGACCGCTGTCATTCTCGCCATCCTGGGGTGGATCATCGTGACGAAGGGGAAGTAAGTATGACGGATTATCTTTCGTACCGGCTTCCCAGCAAATGTGAGCGAGTGTACCGCACCGTCGTGTCCATTGGCATGGGGGCAGCGTTCGTGTTGCTTGCCATCGTCGGCTGGTGGCTGTTGTACCCCTATCAAGGGGTCTCGAAATGGGAGTTCGTCTTCGACACGCCGGTCGTGCAGCAGGGGGCGTTGTTCCGATGGCATGTCAACTACTGCGTGGACGGTTCGACACCGCTGCCCGTAACGATTCAGCGGGAGTTGGAACTTCAGAACCATACTGTCATCTTCCCAATGCCGGAGGTTTCGCATGCCATCGTAAAGCCGTGCGAAACCAAGCACCGCGCAATGGGCGTGCCAGAATACGCGCCGCCGGGGGTGTATCGAATCGTCATCACCACACGGTTGCAGGTCAACCCGTTCCGCGTGGTGCAACAGTCGTGGGTGAGTCCTCCGTTTACCGTGGTAGCCAAATGACGACTGCCGATATCATCAACGGCGTGCTTGAGCGCGAGGGGTCTGAATTTACCGACCGGCCCTCGGACAAAGGTGGGCCAACCAAGCACGGGGTGACGCTGCCCGTTCTCTCCGAATGGCGGGGACAACTCGCCACCGTTGAGCAGCTCAAGGCGCTGACGAAGAACGAAGCGTACGAATGCTTTGAACATCTGTTCTACATCCGGTCGGGGTTCGAGAAACTCGCGGACGAAAACATCCGAGCTTTGATGGTGGACTGGGCGATCACGAGCGGTCGGGAACGAGCCACGCGCTATCTCCAGCGCACCATCGGGGCGAAGGTGGATGGGGTGTTCGGACCACAGACGCGGAATATGGCCAATGCCGTCGACGCTCGTATCCTACTGAAGAAACTCGGTCTCGCTCGTCAGGATTTCTACGTTGATACCGCCGTGTTGGACGACCGCATTCCCGACGGCGTGTTCGAGAGTACGAATCTCGAGAATCTGAAGGGATGGCTGCGTCGTAACTGGCGTATGGCGGTGGAGCCGCTGTGAGTGATACGCGTTGTCTGAATTGCGGGCAACCGCAATTTCCGTCGAACCCGTGCGACTGCTGGAAGTGGCGACTCTCCCCTGAGGACCGAGAGCGTGCCCAGGCGGTCATTGTGGCGCGGAAGATGGTCGAACTCGATCGAAAGGATTTCGAACGGCGTCGGGCCAACACGGATCTTCTCGACAAGCGAAGAGGCAACCGAGGACAGTTCGGATTGAAACGTTCGGGCAATCAAAGGAGACTTCATGCGAAAAGTTCTGGTACTCGTCACGCTGATACTTGCGATGTCTGTCGTACTGCCCGTACTGGCGACGGCGCAGACCGTCATCAACCCGGTAACGGTGCAGTTCACGCCGTCCGCTGACCATGCCGCGCTCGCGATCGACGGCAACCCGATGGTCGCCAAGTACGAGATGCGGATCTACACCGAGGCCAACCCGACCGTGGTGCTGACCGTCACGGACATCGGCAAGCCGACCCCGGTGTCGAACCTCATCACGATCACGAACGCCGTCTGGTTCTCGGCCCTGACGCCGAACACGAAGTACATCGCGCGGGTGGCGGCGGTGGGGCCGTCCGGTGAGGGGGTGTCGGACCCGTCGAACCCTTTTGGGAATGTGGGGGCACCCGCGAAGCCGACTGCGGTGACGGTCAAGAAGTAAGACTGTGCAGCACTGTGCCAGGATGGTACCGGTGGCTGTATCGCTGGCTCGGACTCTGTCGGTAACAAGGAGGGTACATGGATACGCTGCAATTGCAAGTCGTCCTGGGGGCGGTCTTCGCCTACCTACTCGAACGGCTCAAGAAGGCCAGTTGGTTCCCGTGGCTGACCGACCTGTCCACGGACGCGGTGAAGATCCTGTATTCGGTGGTGGTGGCGATCTTCACGGCCCTGGGGCTGTCGTACGCGTACGACCCCACCACGGGGGTCCTGGCGATTGGCGGCCTCACCTGGGCGCACGTCGGCACGTCGTTGATGCAGTTCCTGTTCGCCTTGATCGTGCAGCACGGGAGTTACGAGCTGCTACTGAAGAACAAGTCGGTGCCGGCCATCTCACCAGAATCACTGGCGAGCATCCTGAAGAAGCTGCCCGTGGTCCTGCTGGCGACATCCCTACTGATCGTCGGCTGTGCCCCGTCCTACAAGGCGAAGCTCCAACAGGCGGACCGGAGTGTGCAGGGTGCGCTCTACGCCCTCGACCAGACCGAGAATGAGTTCTACAAGGCCGGGCAGGTGACCCCAGACTGGCACAAGCAGTTCTCCCGCCATATGGTCACGGCGCTGGTGGCCGGGCAGACGTTCCACCGGTCGGTGGCGGCGTACCAGCCGGGGCAGAAGATCCCCGTGGACGTGATTCAGTTGGCGGGGGCTTTACAATCCGCAGCCGACCTGGTACGGACGTTACCACCTAGTGATATCAAGTCGAAGATCGCCGGGGTGTTGGACGCGGCGGCGTTCGTCGCCAGAGAGTTGTTGATCCTCATCCTGCCACAGCAGCAGGTGGACACCCTGTTCCCGGT